AGTCAATGGCCCCGATTGACCAGGCTTACACCAAAATGCTCAATGACATCGTGCTGCTGATTGTTGGCGGCATTGGTGGCGTGATGAGCAAAAGAGCCGTGGCTGCTGGCGCAAAGGCACTTGGAGCGCCACCACCACCAATGCCCCAGCCCATGGTCCAGTACATGCCCCAGCCCATGATGACTGGCTACCCAATGCCAGGTTACAGCAATAACCATGGTTTCAATGCAAGCACCAATGGTCTGCCAAGCCAGCCCTTTGGCGCGATGCCAACCTGGACCAATCCAGAGCTTGATGAAAGTTGGACACCTGGTCCACCACCCACAACGCCACCGGACCATCTGGAAGATGACCATGAGCGTGTGCAATTGGCTGCGGCCAGACAGGAGGCAGAATAATGTTTGGCATACCATTACCCTATATTGCCTTGGCTGTCCTCATCGCTTTGTTTGGGTCATACCGAGGTGGCTATCACTTTGGCTGGAGTGACAGGGACAAGGAGATGCAAATCCAGATTGCCAAAAAGAATGAAGAGGCCAGACAGACTGAGCAAAAGTTAAATGAACAATTGAACGCAAACGCAGCCAAATTACAGGAGACCACAAATGTCATCAATGAAAAGCAGTCTGCTCTTGATCGCGCCATTCGTGCTGGCCGGGTGCGCATCAGCGCCCCAAGTTGTCCACAAGCCCCCACAGCTGCCGCCACTGCCGCCCCAGATCGCCAAGAAGCAAGAAGTCAACCTGACAGAACGGCTGACACAGCTTCTGATGCCGAGCGAGAAACCCTCCAAGCCATCGCAGAAATAGTGGCCCAAGGGGATAGGAACACAGCACAGCTCAATGCCTGCATTGACGCGTACAACGAAGCGAGGGATTTGCTAAATGGTAAACGCTGAACAATTGGAAAAGCTGCACATTGGCCCACAATGGGTGGATGCCCTGAATGCGACATTTGAGCGCTTTGACATTTCAACGCCACTGAGGCAAGCGGCCTTTATCGGCCAGTGTGGCCATGAATGTGGCCAGTTTAAGGTGCTTGAGGAAAACTTGAATTACCGGGCTGAAGCGCTAATGAAACTCTGGCCAAAGCGATTTGACGCTGCCAAGGCCCAGATGTGTGCCAGGAATCCCAAGCTCATTGCCAACACTGTTTACTCTGGCCGTATGGGCAACCGGGATGAGGCCAGTGGTGATGGTTATCGGTTCAGAGGCCGTGGCTGCATCCAGTTGACCGGGTCTGCCAACTACCACCATGCTGGCCAGGCGCTGGGCGTGGACCTGATCATGCAGCCCGAGCTGGTGGCCACCCCCCAGTATGCAGCTCTGACTGCCGGGTGGTTTTGGGACACCCACAAGCTCAACCAGTATGCAGACAGCCAGGACTACAAGACCATGACCAAAAAGATCAATGGCGGGTTTATTGGCCTGGAAGACCGGATCAAACACATCAACCATGCACTGTCTGTCCTGACATAATTAAGACATGGCCACCAAGCAGCAACAATTAGAGACTCCATCCATACCCAGTCTGGGTTTTCCCCCAGAAGGGTATGAGCGCAGGCATTTCAATGAGAACTATGGGTCTTTAAATAATTACTTTAGAAAGCTGACAACAGTCCTGGGGTCTTTGTTTGGTCCACGCGGTGGCAAGTTTATGAACAACCCCTATGGGGCTTTTCAAGACTCAACCGACCAAACTGCTGCAAATACGACCACAGCCTACGCCATCACATTTAACACGACAGATTTTTCTAATGGGGTGACGCTGTCAAATAGCTCTAGGGTCAATGTTACTGACGCTGGAATTTGGAACTGTCAGTTTTCCATTCAATTTAAAAACACGACCAATGACACGCAAGATGTGGATGTTTGGTTTCGTAAGAATGGGACAAATATTGACAATTCAAACAGCAGATTCAATCTTTCGCCAAGAAAATCATCAGGTGATCCAAGCCACATGATTGCGGCCATGAACTTTTTTGTAAGTTTGAATGCATCAGACTATATTGAGATAATGTGGCGTGTGAGCGATGTTGGCGTGTCCATTGAGCAATACCCTGCTGGAACAAGCCCGACACGGCCAACAATTCCATCAGCCATTGTCACAATGAGCTTTGTGTCAAACAAACCAACATAACTGCCATGTACATACCACTTAAATTACCACCAGGCATTTACAGAAACGGCACTGAGTACCAGGCAGCAGGCCGATGGTATGACGCAAACTTGGTGCGCTGGTACGAGAACACTTTGCGGCCCATGGGTGGCTGGCGAAAGCGCTCATCGAGCCAGATGACTGGCATGTGCCGAGGCTTTCTAACCTGGCGCGACAACAGCGCCCTGAGATGGATCGGCATTGGCACGCATTCAAAGCTCTATGCCATGAATGAGGCTGGCACATTGAAAGAGATCACGCCAAGCGGCTTTACAGCAGGCAGTGCTGATGCCGTTTTGAAGACTGGCTATGGATATAGCACTTATGGCTCATTTGGCTATGGCGTGGCCCGTCCTGATTTGGGATCAATCACCCCGGCCACCACATGGTCCATGGACACATGGGGTGAGTATTTGGTCGCATGCTCTTCATGGGATGGCAAGCTCTACGAATGGCAATTGGGCTTTTCTGGTCCAACCAAAGCAGCGGCCATCACCAATGCGCCAACTGGCAACAAGGCAGTGCTTGTCACTCAAGAGCGCATCATCTTTGCCCTTGGCGCTGGTGGCAATCCAAGAAAGGTGCAGTGGTGCGACCAGGAGAATAATACCCTTTGGACACCAGCAGGCGATAACCTGGCAGGGGACTATGACCTGGCCACACCCGGCTCACTCATTGCTGGCAAGCGCGTGAAGGGTGTGAATCTTCTGTTTACAGATGTGGATGTCCACACAGCCCAGTATGTGGGCGCGCCATTTGTCTATGGCTTTGAAAAGGCTGGTTCTGGCTGCGGTCTCATTTCGGCCCAGGCTGTGGCGGCCATTGACACTGCTGCCATTTGGATGTCTAAATCTGGTTTCTGGATTTATGACGGATATGTCAAGCCACTGCCAAGTGATGTGTCGGACTATGTGTTTGGCAATATCAACTTCAACCAGGCATCGAAGGTCTATGCGGTCCACAACAGCAAGTTTGGTGAAATCTGGTGGTACTACCCCAGCAGTGGAAGCAATGAGAACGACTCTTATGTGACTTTCAACTACCGAGAAAACCACTGGAACATCGGCACATTGGCCAGAACTGCTGGCACTGATGCGGGAGTGTTCACTAACCCCATGGCGGTGTCCACAGATGGCTATGTCTATGAGCATGAGGTGGGCTTTAATTACGACAGCGCCAGCGTCTATGCTGAGTCTGGGCCAGTGCAATTGGGCAATGGTGACAACATCATGTCGGTCAAAGAGATCGTGCCAGATGAGCAGACCTTGGGTGAGGCGGTGGTGTCATTTAAGACCCGCAATTACCCGACAGGCGATCAATCCACATTTGGACCATACACGGCAGCCAATCCGACTGATGTGCGCTTTGCAGCGCGTCAGGTCAATGTGAAAGTCACTGGTGCGGTATTGTCTGACTGGCGTATTGGGGTGATGAGGCTTGATGCCCAGCCTGCTGGAAAGAGATGAGCGACCAAGAACATTTGGAGAGGCTGCGCCACCATGTGGAGGCTGCCTTAGAATACTCTGGAGGCACACATAATTTTGACGATGTCGCTGAGATGGTTAAGGACCACAGATTGCAGTTGTGGCCAGCCAAAGACTCGGTGGTGTTGACAGAGATCATTGTCTATCCCAGGCTAAAGAATTTGCATTATTTTCTGGCTGGTGGAGACCTAGATGAACTCTCAAGGATGAGACCATTGATCGAATCCTGGGGCAAGTCGATTGGTTGCACCAGGGTGACTTTGGCAGGCCGAAGAGGCTGGTCAAAGACATTTTTGAAAGACGAAGGTTACAGCCCGCAGTGGTCTGTAATGGCAAAGGAACTTTAGGGGATAAATGATGGCAACTTCAGCAGCACTAAATTGGGCGCTCAATAATGGGATGACCCAAGAGCAGTATTACCAAAACATTTTTGACTATGTCAATGCAAATCGTGGTTTGAATGATGTCCAGTTAAAAGCTGAAATGACACGACTTGGCGTGAGTCCAGAAGATGTGGCAAATGCTACTGGTGTGCCATTGGCTGGTGTCCAATCAAGATTTAATGTGGCCACTGGAACTGGCGGTTATGTTGCGCCAACGGGTGTCGAGCAGTCTGTCGGATTGACATACGGGTTGAATAACGGCATGACCCAAGCCCAGATTGACAAAAACATTTTTGATTTTGTCAATGCAAATCGTGGTTTGAATGATATCCAGCTGGCCGCTGAAATGGATCGCCTTGGATTTAGCCCTAATGATGTGGCCCGTGCCACTGGTGTTGACTATGCAGGGGTTTTGGCTAGATATAACGCGGCAAAGACTGGTCTGGTTCAAACTGGCACTGGCACTGGTACTGGTACTGGCACTGTCACAGGCACTGTCACAGGCACA